GAAAGGTGCTACACCGGCAGAACCAATGCAAAAACTAGCGGCTGACAAACACATGAAGGCTGAAGCGGCGCATGATGACGGTGAGAAAAAAGATAAAGAAGACGATAAAGACGAAGATGAAATCATGGAAATGCCAAAGACTAAATCAGGTATGATTCAGGCTATGTACGACATGATGAACAAAAAGAAAAAATCTGAAATTGCTGCTTCTTACGGTAAAATGATGGCTGCTATGAACGGCGATGATGAGAAAAAAGAAGGCATGCATGATAAAGATGAAGACGAAAAAGATAAAGAGAAAAAGGAATCAGTTGAAGCAAGAGTAAAATCTATTGATGTTTCTGCTGATGTTGACGCTCTTGTATCTAACGATAGTTCTTTGTCCGAAGAGTTTAAATCTAAAGCGGCAACAATCTTTGAAGCGGCTGTTAAATCAAAAGTAAAATCTGAAATCGAAAGATTAGAAGGTGAATACTCAAATGAATTATCAGAAGCAAAAGAACAAGTAAAAGATGACCTAACTACTAAGGTTGACAATTACTTAAACTATGTTGTTGAGCAGTGGATGGCTGATAATGAATTAGCAATCGAAAAAGGTATCAAAGGCGAAATCGCTGAAGACTTTATTGGTGGCTTAAAACAATTATTCGAAGATCATTACATTGATGTTCCAGAAGAAAAGTATGATGTCCTAGAGGCAAAAGAAAAAGAACTGGAAGAGTTAAAATCTAAAGTTAATGAAATGACAGAAAAGGCTGTTGAAGATAAAAAGACAATTGACGGTTATACAAAAGACGAAATCTTTGAAGAACAAGTTGAAGGTTTAGCGGATACTGAAAAAGAAAAGATGAAATCTTTAGTAGAAGATGTAAGTTTCGAAAGTGCTGATGAGTACAAGAAAAAACTTTCTACAATTAAAGAAAGTTATTTTGGTACTAAAAAAGAAGCACCAGCAGAAACTAAAAATGTCGATACTGTTAACGAAGATTCCAACGATGGTAACACAGTAGCGCCAGAGGATCTATCAGATTCCATGAAGCGTTATGCGGCTGCTATTAGTAGGGGAAAAAGTAGAGATATCTACGGAAGAAATATATAAAATAAGGAGAGATAAACAAAATGTTTAATTCACAAAACTTACAAGAAAAGTGGTCTCCTGTCCTAGAGCATGCGGATCTACCAAAAATTGATTCCCCATACAAAAGGGCGGTAACTGCTGTTATCTTGGAAAACCAAGAAAAAGCGGCTAAAGAAGACAAAGCGTTTCTAGGTGAGATTGCGAACATTACGGGTGATGCCGCTGTAGCAAACTGGGATCCAATCCTAATCTCATTAGTTAGAAGAGCAATGCCTAACTTAATCGCATACGACATCTGTGGCGTTCAACCAATGACTGGTCCAACAGGACTAATCTTTGCTATGAAGTCCAGATTTACTTCAAACTCAGGCACAGAAGCATTATTCAACGAGCCAGATTCAGATTTCTCTGGTACTGGTACAATGTCTGCTTCACTAAATCCAGGGTTAATGAACGATACTACAACAAGTGTAACAACTGGTACTGGTATTGCGACAGCAACTGCTGAAGCAAGTTCATCACTCGCTGAGATGGCTTTCAGTATTGAGAAGTCTACTGTTACTGCTAAAACTAGACAGTTAAAAGCAGAATACACAATGGAACTTGCTCAAGACCTTAAAGCAATCCACGGTTTAGACGCTGAAACTGAATTGGCTAACATACTATCTGCTGAAATCCTAGGAGAGATCAACAGGGAAGTAGTTAGAACAATTTACGAAAAAGCGAAAAAAGGTGCTAACACAAATACAACTACATCAGGTACTTTTGATTTAGATACGGACTCTAACGGTCGTTGGTCAGTAGAAAAATTCAAAGGTTTAATGTTCCAAGTTGAGAGAGACGCTAATGTAATCGCACAAGAAACAAGAAGAGGAAAAGGTAACTTAATTATTTGTTCTTCTGATGTTGCTTCTGCTCTACAAATGGCTGGTGTATTAGATTAC